TCCATGGTCAGGCCGGCTTTGCTTCGGCCGTTGATGATGTCGGTGAATTTCGCGCCGACGTGCATGGTGTTGTTGTAGCCGCCGACGATCTGCCAGAAGGCGCGGTCCGAGCTGACCTGCGCCTCCTTGTAGTCGGGCATGCTGATGCCGGCGGCTTCGGCCCATGCGGCTCGCACGTTCCTGTAATAGTCCTGTGCGATGAGGTTGGCCTTGCGCGCGTAGTCTTCCAGTTGGCGTCGGGCTTCGGTGGTGGGATCATCGCCGAAGTAGAGGCTGTTGGGCACCATCGTCTTGGCTTCGATGATGAGGTCGGCGAGCTCGTCCTGATAGTCGTCCCACATGTCGTTGAGGTGCCCGTTGAACGCTTTACGCTGCGCCGGGCTGAGGTTGCTCAGCGGCAGGCTGTTGCTGTCCATTGGCTGCGGCCTCCTGCGTGTCGGTCTTGGCGGCGGCGATCTTGGCGCGTAGTTCGTCGATGGCGTTCTGCGTGCGCTGCTGTCTCTCGTAGGCCCTGTGGGCGTTGATTTCGTCCCATGTCAGGCCGGCGCGGCTCAGGCCCACGTCGCTGTCGGCGAAGGCGGGGTTGGTGGACGCGACCTTCTGGTACCAGTCGGCGCGGGCGGCGTCGCTGGCTTCCTTGGTGGGTGCCCAGATCGGTCGCAGTCGGCGGATGTCGGCCTCGTCCGCGCCCTGGGCGGCGAGCGCCATGGCGAGGATGCTTTTGATGCTTTCGCCGAAGCGTTTGTTTTGCCTGTCGGCGGTGCGGGCGAGTTTGCGTTCGGCTTCGGCCATGGCTTCGGCGCTGGCGGGGTTGGCCATGGTGATGCCGAGGTCGTTGACGGGGATGTCGGTTTCGCTGCTGACCATGAGGGCGACGGTTCTGAGCATGTCGGAGTGCGGCTGCATTGAGGCCTGTGTGAGTTGGCGCAGTTCGGGTTTTTCGCCGTTGCGTCCGGCGGGGATTCCGTTGATGACGCTGACGATGCTGCCCCATGTGTCGGGGCTTACTTGGCCTTTGTTGGCTCCGAGGAACCAGATGCGCGGTGCCGCGTAGAATTCTGCGGTCGCTTCCATGCGCACGAGGGTGCGCAGTCCGAGGTCGGTGAGGGCCATGAGCGGGCGGGTGATGCGGCTGGAGCCGAGG